CAAACAATTTAGGTGCTTCTTTTGAAATATACATTGGAACAACTAAAACAGGTAGCTTTATTTTACAAGTTGCTAACGCTAATGATACAATGACTGGTAATGCAATCATTGTTGATACGGATACGAACGATAATGCTGAAGGTTTTATGACTGCAGCTGCTTCAGATACTATTACTTTAAATGGTACTACAACTGGAGGATTAGCTGGAACAATCATAACTTGCAAAGCGATCGGTGCTAACAGATGGGGTGTTCAAGTGAACACTGGTGGAACTGGTGATGCAGCTACACCATTTAGTGCAGCAGTAAGTTAATAATTAATTTAGTGTGGGGCTTCGGCCCCATGCTTAAATTTTAAGGAGAAATAAATATGAGTTCAGATCAGAAGTTTACTACGATAACTAGTACGGGACAGGTTCAAACTATTTCTGGTGGATCAACTGCTATTGGTCCATGTAGAGTTACTTACATTCAGTGTGAAGGAGTAAGTGGTTCTAAACTAATTTTAAGAGATAGTAGTGACGGTAGTGGAGCAAAAGTTTTTGAAGCTGATTTTGGTACAGAAGGTTTAGATATTTATATGCCTGGAAATGGTATTAGATTTGAATCAACTTTACATGCTACAATAACAAATACTACATCTGTTACTATTGGCTATACTGGCTAGGAGGGTAAATGGCTAACACTACCTCGGGCACAACAATTTTTGATAAAAATTTTTCTATTGATGAAATAATAGAAGAAGCTTTTGAAAGATTAGGCATTCAAAATGTGTCTGGTTATCAATTAAAAACATCTAGAAGATCTCTTAACATAATGTTTCAAGAGTGGGGTAACAGAGGTATTCACTATTGGGAAATAGAAGATACAAACATTGATCTTATAGAGGGACAATCAGACTACGATTTTTTTAGATCAACAACTGATGGAACAAGTGCAGTTACAACACCTACTAATGGTATCACAGGTATGTCCGATGTCCTTGAAGCACAATTAAGATCTAATAGAACTCAAACAACACAATCTGATAGTCCAATGACTAAGGTAGATAGATCTACGTATGCAGGATTTTCAAACAAATTGTCAAAAGGCACACCTAATCAATACTGGGTAGAAAGATTTATTGATAAAGTTAGAATTCATGTTTACCCTACACCAGACTCAACTAATGCATCAAAGGATATGCACATATTTTTTATAAAAAGAATTCAAGATATAGGAGCATACACTAATGCAACTGATGTTCCATTTAGGTTTGTGCCTTGTATGGTTTCAGGTTTAGCATATTATTTATCAATGAAATATGCACCACAACTAATGCAAGGAATGAAATTAGTTTATGAAGATGAATTTCAAAGAGCACTACAGGAGGACGGGTCAGCTTCTAGTACATATATTACTCCTAAAGCTTATTACCCAGGAACATAATGGCAAAGTACGCAACAGGAAAATACGCAAGAGCAATATCAGATAGGTCTGGTATGGAATTTCCGTATAAAGAAATGGTTAGAGAATGGAATGGATCATTTGTACA